CCAGATACAGACACACTCGCACTAGCGGATACAGATACCGATCCGACAGAGACTGTTGCCGAATTTCCTGTTGCTGTAACATTCGCATCCGCGCTGACCGAAACAGATCCGACAGACGCTGTGCTTGCTGGGAACGCAGACCCATTACCCCACGTTCCCTCACCCCATCCATGAGTTGAGGAATTCCAGCCATCAAGTGCAACTTTGACATCTGCCACATCAGACCTTATGCAATTCTAATTATTGCGTTACTCGCATCTGCTGTTGGAAAAGCAATAGTAAAATCACCACTTGTAGATGTCTTGTCTGCACCAAAATCTAATACAACTACTGCTCTATTAGCCGAGCCTGCGGTAGTAGAAGAATTGTAAATTAATGCTCCTCTCGCAGTAATTGAACTGCTAGACCAAGTAGTATCAGAAAAGTCTGTAAGTGCTGTAGTTCCTGATGTAGTCGGATCTACGTTAGTTAGCGTATTACCGCCAGCCGTATAGCCAGTGCCTGTCGCAGATACCTCATTAGTTGTTGCATAAGCGGTAGTAGATGCTGACATAGTTGCACTACTGGTATACAAAGCAATTTTAAATGTATTCCCTGTCCCTGTAGTAGTTGTAGTGCCACCACCAGAGCCATTGTGAAAGTTATGAATTCCTTGTAACAACTCGGATTTAAACGAGGTCGTCACAGCTTGGGTAATCGCCATTATAGTCTCCTTAAAATGTCAGCCATGTCTTTATGACCGTTTAACTCAAGTTGAGCAATTAAAGTTGTTCTATCGCTTTTTACAGCTTCATCCATGTAGTACTTAACTGCATGAAATACTTGATCCTTAAAAGCCTCCGCCTGCTCTTGTATTATCGGGTGACTATTGCCCCCAACAGAAACAATCGTATTTGTCGCTCTTTGCGCCCAATGCTCAACGGGCAACCCTGCGTTGTTAGTAGTAACTACATCAACGCTTCCAACACCACTAGTACCAACTTCAATCATTACTGCCTTCCTACTCTAACCGACCCAGAACGATAACTGTCTGTAGTGCTGTACCCTTCGCCAAGAGTCTTTAACTTGCCCAAAGCATCTTCATATCTTGCTGTGTATAAATTCAACATATCTGGGTCTCCTTTGAGAAACGTATATGCCTCAACTAAACAACCGTAAAGTAAAGTGCTTTCAGCGTTTGTTCCTAACCAGCTAGTACCATCGCTAGATGCCGTAATAGACTCTGGCTTGTAAAAATAATGAAGCTCTGCTGTTAAGTTTGCGTTAGGTGTTGGCCCTAATATAAAAGAGTTTTCATCAAAAACAGCGTAGTGCTTTGGTACGCCTTCGGTTGTTCCAACTGGATAAGCTTCTCGTATAAAACTAACATCCTTAAACAACAAAAACTCATAGCCGCTATTATCAACAGCAAGAGAATAAGGAGCTAAAAAATCAGAAGGCATAGTAAGATATGAATTGCCATCAGTTGTTGTCCCGGTTACATTCTTTCTAAAGTCAGGAAGCTGTATTGTTTTAAGAATCCTGTCTTCTGCCTGTTGAACAATAACCCCAAGATTATTAACAAACGTAGTTTCCGTTGTTTCAAGGTAATCTTGAATAGCGTTCTTTAATGTTGTATATGTCCACGCCATCAGCTTGTAGTCACCGTAACTCGTCCAACTTCGGCCTCTATATCCAAGCCAACCGTTCTGCTACCAAGAGAAGTAACGCCTCCTCCAACAGGATCAAAAGCAAAAAACTTACGACTTTGATCTAAAGATTGATCTGGTCTGGGATTCCTCAACGCTTGAGGGTCATCCATTCTAATCTTGCCAAGCTGTAACTGAGGCTGATCCTCATCAAGAACATCTTTACCAACCAGCAAACCTGTTGGCCTTTGGTTCTCTATTTGAGGAACCAAGTCTTTTTTGGCATATCTAAAACCTGTGCGATCACAATAACCAAAGGCATATTTACCAGCAGCAAAACTTGTCATATCGTTGCATAGCCTCCGGGTGATATATACAAAGATGCTTTACCTCTGTCTGCATCAGCAGCCTCAGTCCATTGCTCTTCGTAATCAGCTTTTAAAAATGTGCTTCTGTTAGTGTCTGGCCCATACTTGATACTTAGTTTGTAAGCCAAACCAGCAACCAAGCAGGGGAGAAATCTTGAGGGTATATCCATGTTGTTAGAAGCTGGAGAGCCAGCATCTTCTACCCGCTGCATATAATAGTAAACTAACGTATAAGTCTTTTGATCGTCTGGGGAAGGCCAAAGATTTACAGAAATAGCAGAAGGGTCTTTTTCGATGTAATACTGAAGAGGCTTACTCTGGGTAAGCTTGTTTGAAAGATGAGCGTACTGGCTTATAGAAATCCTACTTAACGTCTGATCAAACTGACTGTTCACGTCAGCGGCATCAGTTCTTATAAAAGCCTCAACAAGATCAAGCACATCACTAGATAAGGTGTATCTACTAGTGCCAGCAGTAAGAGCCTGAGTAGCTTCTTGAACTGTCCAAAGATTTAAACCTCTGTTTTGCCATTCAAGCATTAACAGATTAATACTTCTTCTTGCAGTCCTATAGTCATAACCTCCGCGAAGCTGAAGACCAGCTCGTTCAAAAGCCTCTTCTATGGCATCGCCAAGATCCAAATTAAAAGCATATGTGCCGCTAGTAGCCATTTAAAATACCGGGGGCTTTGTTTTGCCTTTAACAGCACAACCATCAATAGACTTTGTTCTGCCGCCGCTCATCATCTTTTTTTCAATTGTTGTGTTATAAGAGGACGCGCCATCTCGACTAGCTATTCTATCCATTTCTGCTGCTTTTGCTTTTGCTTCTTTTTCCCTTTCTCTTTTATCTCTGGCTCTGTCGTAAATTCCTCTACCAACAACACCAAGAAGATTTCTGTATGGCCCTGACCCTGTGGCAATACCATAGGCCGGACTAATAGCTGAAAGTATTTTATCTGGCATACTATTTCTTCCTTTTGTTTGATTTCTTAGTAGGCTTTTTTGTTTTTCGTCTGGCTGGAGAGCTAGATATTTGTTTTTGTTGCTGCGCTCTAGAGATTGTCATTTAACTCTTAACGAACCTCTATTTTTCTTTTTTGAAACTACTTTGAGATTTTTCTTTTTGTTATTAAGAGCATTGCCATCTTTGTGATGGACATCTTTGCCGTCACCTTTTTTTACAACGCCAGACTTCAAAAGCTTGCGCCTAGCCGCATTTCTGCCTGCTCGACGCTTCTTTTGATCTGGCTTAGAGTGAAAGTGCTTGTACTCTTCTTTGTAGTTTCTAGCCATTAGCCTTTAGCTTTTGCTGGAGCCTTTCTCTTTCTAGGCGCAGGTTTAGAATCCTCCGCGCTTTTCTTAGTCGCCTTCGTTTCCGCTTTTTTCTTTGCAGGCTTGTCAGCATCCTTTGAAAGCTCCTTTAACTTAGCTTCTGCCTCGGCTTTACGCATTGGATCAAAAACAACAATATCATACTGGCCGTCAGCAGTTTGACCGCTGCCGTCTTTGTTTTTTGTTCCAATCTGATAAACCTCTTCTCCATCAGCAAAGTTACCATTAACAAACATTTCAAGTTTAGTCATATCGCTTCCTCACTTGCATGACGATTACATATACATCACCGCTAGAATGACCAACAGTCGTAAATTGAATGTCACCTGTTGTGCCAGAAGCTTTTGTATCTGGAATGCCAAAATCTGAAAAGTCCAAAGTGTCAGACCAATCCGCAGCCAACTGCCATGCCAAAACATCTGTTGATGCATCAAAAAATATCTTTACGCCCATCCCAATGGTTTGGTAATAAATCTTTTCAATAACAACAGATGAGCAAGCTTTGTCTGTCATTGGATCATTAGACAAAGAAGATACATCTATCTTGGTAACAGCAGACTCGCCAGTTCCATCACTTACATTTGTAAAACGAAAGATGGCGGTCTTAGCGCCATCCTGTATCGTTTGAGTCGCTACCGCGTCAGCCATAATTGACTCCTATTATTGATCAGCAAATGCAGGAGCAGTGGTACTCGTAACATTTCCAAAGATTTGATAATTGGTAGTATTTAAACCAACTATAGTCACATCAAATCCCGCAGGAACATTTAATTGAATACTGCTGTTTGAGCTTCCATTAGAAAAAACACTGCTGATTGAGTCACCATCTGTATCCAATAAGGTCACACCGCCAATATAAAAATTGCTATTGCCGGGAGTAACAATAAGAGCGTCAGTAGCATCCGCAGCACCGCCAGCATAAACAAATCTAAATACAGATCCAGCAATAGGCGCTGGTAAAGTGTAGGTGTTATCTTGACTGCCATCTGGGACAAGTAAGATTCTGCCGCTATGAGTTGCATTGGTAAGCGTTACATCTCCGTCAGAAAGGCTGACAGGGCCGTCACCAACAGTAGTAACCTCAGTAATAGCGCCAGTAGTTGAATTCTTGCTTACAGTTTTAAAGGTGCTTTCAGATCGCACAGCACCTGTGAAAGTGGTATTAGCCATGTATGTCTCCTGTCTTGGCTAGTGTCTAATGTTCCATGTGAAACAATTAGTCAGGAAAAGAAAAAGGGGCGCAAAGCGCCCCCAAATCCGTTAGCTAGATCCTGGTGATCCGTAAATTCCAAGTGGGTCACTTACTCCAAAAGAGTATCGCTCCCTTGATTTGTATCTCACGTTACCAGTATCAAAGTCTCCATCCATTGATGTTTCCAATGGTGTACGGTTGAAGTGCTTCATACCGTTAGGAACATCAGTGATGATGAAAAACGCATTGCTGTCAGTCAGATAGTGATTAACAGCATAACCCTCAGGGATCGCTCCCATATTGCGTATTGCGTTAAGATCATTGTCTGCTGTGCCCACACGCTGCGCTGTTTCAAGCAGACGATCTGCTGTAAACATTAAAGCGGGAGGAACAATCAAGCGTCGAGGTCTAGCAGCGATCAACAAACCACGCTCATCAGTAAATGCAGCAATATCAATAATTGCATTCTCTAAAGATGTTTCGTTCAGGTCTGCCGCTGTAGAAGGACGGTTACTATTTTTGCCGCCATTAACTAGCGGGTGACCGTCACCACCAGTAACACCATCACCAGAAGCGGTAAACAGGTTAACCCCATCACCAGACTGAAATGAATTAGTGAAACCGTTGTTAAGAGGATTAACCGCCTTAACTTGCTTGGTATACGCCATAGCACGGGCAAGAGCCTTGGTATAACGTGCAGACAGTGAGTCATACAAATTATCTTCCATCGCTTCTTCCGTGATTGAAAATCCCATAGCAATAGTTTCATGGTTGTATCGTGCAGTAAAAGACTCTTGCGCTGAATCATAAGAGATTGCAGAACCTTCGTTTTTTACAGGAGCAGCACCAAAGCCACTCAACTTTACTTCCTCTTCAAAGCTACGCTCGGAGCTTTCGGTCTCATAAATAAGATCATGCTCGTCTTCGTATTTTTCATACTCCAAACCAAACAAGGCATTAAGCCCAGGCAGGAGTTCTTTAAGCATTTGCGCTCTAGAAATAGCCATTCTTTAATCTCCTTTATACGCCTAGTGCGGTTTCGTATGCATGGCTTAGTGGCAAATATGTCACTAAAACGTCTGTATAAGTATCACCAACCGTGCTGGATGGGCCTTCTACAAACTCAACAATACGCATTGGTAAGCTGTTGGTGGTAGCAATTGTTGAAGCATCTACTGCGTTCTTGCTTCGACCTATCGAGGTCGAGCCAGCCGTACTGACTAATGAAACATTGTTTCCAAGTCCTGTCTGGGCAATAGATCCATCTCCTTGCATCCTGAAAACAAGATCAGGATCATCAACAACATATGCCATAATATCAGATGCCGCTGTAGAAGCAGGGAATTGCTGGTTAAAGGTAAGCTGGTTGGTGCTTGGATCGGTGTAAGAACATCCTACAAAAATTCCAACTGTGCCTGCGACGACAGCCGTTGTGATTGCAGATTTTTCTACCGTTCCGGCAGCAACTAGTTTAACAAAATCGCCATAAAAAATAGCTGTGCCGTAGCCGCTTGCAATCTTCATGTGCCTGACTTTTCCTGTGAAAGAGCCACTCGCACTAAGAGTATCAGTCGGTTCAGCACCCATTGGGGTTGCGCTGGTAGCCATAAATGACCTCCTTTAATTATAGAAGCAACCCAGCAACAAAGGGTTAACTTCTACCAAAAGTTGTTCTCGTATTCCTTTCAGGTTTCATCATAGGCATACGAGGGTCGTTTTCACGCAAGTAATTATTATCAACAGATTCCATTTGAGTGTTTGCTACTTCTTGATAGTGTTTGGTTCTTGCTTGCATTTTCTCCTCAGGAGCTTTACACAAAAGCAAACCACCAAAATGTACATTACCCTCAAACCTTGATCCTATATCAGACATAATCTGTAACTCAGGATGGTCGTCAATTTTACAAGGTTGCCATCCTTCTCTAAAAGATCTGGATACATTTGTATTATCTGACTGTCCAAGAACATCTGTTCTTACCCACCTAAAAACCCAACCAGGTTGGGGGGTTGGACTAGGCAAAATAGATGCCGGAGTCCAATCATCAGGTGGACGATAAGAATCGTTTTCTCGCGTTTCGTTTTCTCTAGGGGTGCGCTCTTCTGCCATTATTGACTCCTCATTTTATCATTTCAGCGTGTCTGGCATACTGTTCATTTGTTAACCCAAGTCGCTTAGCGAGTGCTACCTGAGTGGCGGTCATCCGTACTTTGCGCGGTTTAGCACCATTGTTCCTTGCGGAAGGTGCCACCACCGTCGAAGGCTGATTGGTCGTCACGGTTGCGTCACCGCCATATGTGTCGCCTTTATCCGACCAACCAAAATCTGGATGAGTTTTCCTCATCCCTTGATCTATGTAATCAAAATATTCTTTTGTATTTACACCGATCCCAAGATCTATAGCTTCTTCGTGAAACCCATAGGCGGTTGCAGTCATAACCTTTTGGTCTGGAGCCATAAACCATGTATTTTTATCACCCCACTCTTTAGCTTCTGGAGTTAGCTGAATCTGGGGTTCCTGAGAGGCAGCATTTTGAGCGGCCTGCAATGCAACATCCTGTTGATAGGACTGTTGCTGTAGGTTCTGATTTCTAGTTAAATTGTTTTCATACTTATGAATATCATTTAACTCAGTTTGAGCTTTGAGCATTTGACTTTGAGTCTCAACGACACCATCGGTGTCGCCTTCCTCATAAGCTTTTTTGTAATCATTTTTTGATTTTTCGAGAAAAGCTGTCGCTCTTTGTTTTATTTGCTCAACTAAAGCAGTTTCGCCTCTAGATATTAAAGATTCCTGTTCCTGAACTCTGCCTGATAATTGCTGGGCAATTTTTATTGCCTCATCACGAGTTCTTTGGGCTTCTTCTTTTCTTCGACGTTCTTCGTGAAAATCGTACTTTAAACCTTTTAATCTTTTCTGAACATTGCCGTCATACTGACTAAGCTCTTCATCAGATAGATCTGTAGGCTCATTAGTCCTTGGAGGTCTTCTGTCCTCTTTCGGTCTATCATCAACAATTTCAAACTCATACTCTGATGACTCAGGTTCTGGGTTTGTTTTTTGCTTTTTTTCAAAAGTCGTTTTAACGCCAAAAAATTTATCTTCGGCGCTAGAAGGATCTTCAACTTGCTCGGTTTCTGCAATTAATTGATTTTCACTCATGCTTTTACAATCCCCCTTGGGTCTTCTACAACAGCTTCAACGCTATCATCATTGATAAACCGAAACTCTTGATTATGAACCTTGAACCTTGTTCCAGAGTAAGATCTCATGATGATCCAATCTCCTTCCTTGCAGTAAGGCCCACTAGGGAATCGTTGAGGATCTTTATAACAGTCAGGCCCTACCTTGAGAACCATACCTATTATTGATCCTATTTCTTCATCCTGTAATGTTTTATTTGCCTTCAGGATGCCGCCTTCAAATTCCTTATCAGGCTCTGGCAATGCAATCAATATTTTATATCCTGTCGGATCTGGGAGTTGATTGGCAGTTCGAGTCTCATCTGACTCGGTTTCTATTTGAGCAACCTTGCTCATACCTTCTCCTTGCATTGGGTAAACGCCCAAAGTCGTTGCATCAGATTAGCGTCTGAAGTCGCTGCACTAGGAAAACGCCTAGAGTCGTTATTGGGCCTGCTCGTAACGGGCCTTTGCATCCAGGATTTCACGCTCAGCTTCGCGTAAGCCCTGTATGATTCCGCAGCATTTAGAGTAGTCTGCAAAGTCCTTGCATGAGCCTGCACTTAGGTGATCGGCTACACTCTCTATCTGCTCTTTAATATTTGATCGTAAATAATCAAATATGTCCAGTTCTTTTATTTGTCATCTCCCATCGTCTGTTTGGCTATTTCAATGCCAAGCTTAACGCCTTCAATCTGTTCTTCTGAGGCAATCTTTGCGGATTCTAGCTCTTCTTTGCTATTGGTTTCAGCTATTTTTGCACCAATTTCCGCAGTTTTTATCCTTCCATCCTGTTCAAGCTTCTGCATATCTAGCTGTATTTTAGCCATATCAGCTTGGGCTTTTCTTTGAACGTCCTGTTCTTTGATTTTAAGCTCTTGCATCTGCATTTGAATAACAGGATCTTTTAACTGCTCCTCTGCCTGCTTCATTTGCTGTTCTTTCTGGGACTTGCCAGACAACTGTGCTGCCGCTGGGGCAACGAGTCTTGATATTCTGAACTCAATATCCTCAGGAAGGCTCTCTTCTGGGGTCGGAAGCTCAACACCAAGCTCTTTTTCGATCTCAAGCCTGTATTGGAACGCCAAATGCTCTTGAACGTGTGCGGCCATCTCTGCGATTGCCTTTTGCGCGTTGGGACTCTTGCCCATAATCTCCATAACTTGGGGATCTTGGGTTAATGCCATGTGAGTTTGTATGTGGGCCTCATGATCTTGGTAGATAAACGCCTTAACTGGCTTACCGTTGATGATATCCATGTTTTCACTAACTGGATCGGTAGGCTTCATGTCTTTTTCGGTAGGCACTATCTGATCTGCGTCCTGAATACCCAAAACATCCAGCATTTGACGGTGTAATAGCGGCATATCGTACATTTCTGGGGCCTGTGCAGCCAATTGAAGGGCCGCTTGGTACTGCATAATGCGCTGAGACATGGTTCCAGCGTTAGGATCGCTAACTGGGATGATATCTACACGATCATCAAAGTCTTCAGAGACAATTGGGTCTTTATCTTCCAGATATGGGTACTGTTTTGGCCCAAAATCCCTTACACACTGACTTAAAAGACGTAATTCTATCCTCATAGAGGCGTGTAAACGGGCCTGAATGGCGCTCATTACCTTCATAGAGCGTTCCAGTATCGCCAAAGTCGTGCCAACTGGCGCTTCGGCGTTCATATCTGCCGCTTTTACGTCAGCAGCAGAGGCAAATCTGCGTCCTTCTTCTACAATATCGCCCAACAACTGGTATAAAACATTGCTTGGCTCTTTGTATGGAAGAAAACTGATGTTATCCCTGATTGCACCACTGGGAACGTCTACATCTCTGAACTCCCCAGGCATAATCGGGGTGTCATCGCCCTTGATTCTTAGCCCTCTGGCCTTTAATCCACCAGGTAAATTGGATAAAGTGCCTGCATCAACCAACTGGCGAAGCAATGAGGTCGCTGATTTGGCCAGACCACCTATCATGTGGATCAAGCCAAACCCATAAAACCCTAATCCAGGAATATACTGGTAGTGAACGAAGTGTTCTCTCTTGGTTTTTAAGGGATCACCCTCGTACCAGTTGCGTCTAATCGATAAAATCTCACGAGAGCCTTGGTCGATAGAGACTACATAAGGCAATTGAATGCCTGTAGGCTCTCCTTTGTCTGCATCCTCGAAACCAACGAGATCCAAGTTAACGTGCATCTCAAGGATCGTGTGCCTTGAGTCGTACTCATAGCTGGTATTGTCGCCAGTTAGGGTATTGTATTTCTCTTCCACCCGATCAATATCAGGTGAAGCGGCCTGTATTTCTATGTCTTTGTAAAAACCCGACACCTGAAGCTTCCTAACATCGTTAGGGCTGCGTTTCATGATGTGGGTGGATCTTTCACAGGTACTGAGATCAGAGGCCCCATAGCTCACTACAAAGTCTTCTGAGGGCACAAACATACTACACGGTCTTTCCATGTTGGGATCGTAGTAAACTTTTCTAAAGGCACTACCCGCCAAAGGCAAAGAAAACAACATTTTCTCTGTCTCTGATCGATACTCAGTCATCTGTTCTGTTAACAGATAGTTCAGATAGTCCTGAACCCTAAGAGCCTGCTTTTCCTTTTCATCGGTCATCTTGCCGACTATTGATGTTTTTACAGGGCCTCCCGCTGGGAATATCTCCTGTATCGCCTGAGACTGAAACTTAATTACCGACTCAGAAAGAAGGGGGTGAAATACGCCACAAGCGCCATCCCAAGGGGTTGTCCTGTCTTCATGCTTTAAACCAAGCAAATCTAGGCCATCCACATAGGATCTTTCCCAATCCGATCTGCTTTCCTTGTCTGACTGAAATAACCCAATTAGCTCTGAGGCAATTGAGTGTAGTTCGTTATCATCAATAACCTCTGCCAGATTTGCATCATGGGGAAGCCTGCCAAGCTCATAGAGCGTGGAAGCGTCTGGATCAAAGTCAAGGATTACCCCTCCATCTTCGGTCTCAATAGATACCGACTCAGGGTTTTCGATCTCTATCTCCAAGGCATCTTGCTCCTGATCTAGGTAGCCTAGAGGGTTTCCTGTCATTGACTTATCTACAGCCATTTAGCCATTCTTCCTAAATGCTTGGGGTCTGGCTGCACCGCTGCCTCTGGCAACTCCTCCGCCAGCCATTCCTTTAGACTTCATCTTGCCGCCGGCAGCCATACCTTTTGTTTTTCCGCCCTTAAAATAACCTTTGGTTTTTGGAACCATTCCGCCACCAGCCATCTTGCCTTTGCCATCGGCAGCAAAGAAAGGAACCTGTTTCCCATCTTTTTCAACCATCTTAAGCTTTCCGCCAGCGGCCATTCCTTTTGTCTTGCCGCCTCTCATGTAACCTTTAGATTTATTCATCTAAATCCTCTGCGTATAAGTTGTTAAAAACCTTATTTACATCCAGCGTGTAGTCCAGATCTGACTTACTGTAATGAATATGTTGTGATGGCCTGAAATCCGGCGC